TGCCTCGAAGGTTGCGGCTGAGCTCTCGCCGGTTGTGAAGGTCGAGACCCGTCAGGGCTACTATCACTACTTCGCTGAGAACGATGCGCTTCTGCAGGCCGGTGGCGCGCAGGTGAGCAACCAGGTTCCGCAGGCTGTCAACTACGACACCCCGGCCATGCCGGGCGGTCTTCGCGTGACCTCGGCCGCTTACAACAGCAGCCTCTACCGCTGGGGCCACCAGATTCTGACCCTCAAGCAGATTGAGGAGTTCGCGCGTCGTGGCGAGGACATCCAGGCTCGCTACGCTGAGAAGCTCGCGGTGCAGGGTGCTCAGCTCCACGCTGCGGTTGTCGGCGCTGCCCTCAACGACACCGGCAACTACGGCTCCAACACGGCGGTCACCGACGGTGGCCTGGCTGCGGCGCAGCTTCAGAAGACGTTCAACAACCTCCTCCTCGCGTCTGCGGCCGACGGCTGCGACCTCGAGAGCGGCAAGTGGGTTGCGGCTTGCAACCTCGCGACTGCCAACATCCTCATGCAGAAGAATGAAGTCTTCCAGATGGGCTACGGCATCGCGTCCAAGTCGGACGGCTCGGCGCAGTACCGCGCTGGCTCCTCGGACATGACCCAGCTCTCTGCCTTCTTCGGCAGCAAGCTGCTCGTGCCCATCGAGCTCAAGATTATGCCCCAGTACCTGCCGACCATCGCCACGCAGACTGGCTCGGTCGTCATGACCACGGGCAACGTCGCTTTGTTCAAAATTGCCGAGGCCTACGGCGACAGCGGCTTCCTGCAGACCATGACCCCGGAGCCGAACGCGGCGCTCGGTCAGCTCTTCTCGTACTCGGCCTACAACCCGGCTGGCGTCGGCATGTACGTCGAGAGCGACTTCGGCGTTACGGTCCTCGGCGGCACGGCCAACAAGTGGGCCCGTCTCGCCACCGGCCTCTCGTAGTCGGTTGAACGGGGGCGGGCTTCGGCTCGCCCTCCTCGAGTAGGGCTGGGTGCTCATCCCCCCGCCCAGTTCTACTCAAGGAGGCATGCACCATGGCAATCTTTACCTTTGGCGTAGTGCGCACGGACATCGGCAGGTTGCTGCCTAAGGTCGCGTTTGCCTCTGACAGCACGCCGACCTCGACGCAGGCCGATGAGATTATCACGGACCACGCGGCTGAGCTCAACGGCTTCCTCGTGGGCATGGGTGTTGATGTCCAGGGGCTCGATGCGCAGCCGACGGCACCCATGTACCGGATGTGCCAGCGCTACATCCTGCTCAAGTTCGCTGCTGATGTGGTTCGCATGCGTAACCAGAACAGCAACACGGCGGCCGACGAGTGGGATAAGCAGGCATACGACCTCATGGAGCGCCTGCGCAAGCTGCCGGGCGACATGGGCAACGCGCGGCCGACGGGCATCAACAGCCCCAACATCCTGCACACGAATGCGACCTACCCCACGCAGATTGCGGCAGCTACCATCCTCAGCGGTTCCCGGCTTGCAGTGAATGCCAACACCGATAAGATGTAGGCATGCAGAGCTTCAAGATAACCATGAAGGACAACCATCATGCTGGCATCTACCAGCTTGAGACGGCCATCCGTAACTGCCAGCAGTGGGTCGACTTCTGGGGCGGTCCTAACGATGACATGTCCAAGGCATGGGCTGAGAGCCGCAAGGTGATGTTCGCAACGCAGGGTGCGTCGACGGGTCCTAAGTGGCCGGGCTACACTCGGCAGGAGCAGCGTTACTGGCTGCCCATCAAGCGGTGGTCGCTCGGTGTGAAGACGATTCAGCCGGGCGGCATCCTGCGTTGGAACGCTCGGCCACAGAGCAAGAGCAAGGGCCAGCACGAGCGGCTCTGGCCGGCCATGTGCATACCTGGTGCACCGCACTACTGGTGGAAGGTGACGGGCAACAAGGTGGAGTGCGGCACCGACCTGTCCTATGCGAAGAACCATGACCAAGGCATTGGAGCCTACACGCGTCGCACCTCTCGCAAGAAGAGCGGTGTGGTGAGCGTGCCTACTCCTAAGCGGCCTCTGGTGCGCTTTGGCGACCCGTTCATTGACGCGGTGCGTGACCACATGAGGCGCCTGCCCATGAACCTCGCGGCGGGGAGCAAGATTGGTATCACGAGCAACGAGTTCGGGGTTCGCTACCTTATGGCTACCGGCGGCCTCGCGACGGGCGTAGGTGGCGGCATGAACGGCGGCGGCGGTAGCGGTGGAGGCGTGCCATGAGCGCAGCACTCTCGTGGGGCCCTCAAGTCGTCAGCAATACGGCTCGCTCGCTGGTGGTGGCCAACTGGCCGACGGTGTGTGACAGCGCCTTCCTGACGGCTATGGGTGCGCCTGGACTGCCTTCGCCTAAGACGGCGAACATCTACACGAGCCAGCGGCAGCAGTGGACGGCCGAGCAGCAGCCTGCGTTTGGTCTAACGGTCCTGCGCACCTCGAGCGAGATTATCGACGCGCTGGGTGCCATGGACCAAGTGCACGAGCTCGAGGTGTCGGTGAATGCCGACTGGGGCTACTACGATAGCAACGGCACGGCGCAGCCTCTGTCGACGGTGACCCCGTTCACGGAGGAGGCCTACGAGACGGCGCTGCGTGCGTACATCGAGGGCATCTTGCTCATCCTCACGAGCCCTGTGTATGGCTTCGTGAACTACGATGCTCGCAACCAGAACACCCCTAACTTCGTGCAGACGGGCATCTTCAACTGTTACCCGGGCACAGGCGTGACCCCGACCGACTTTGCGGTTGGCCTCGATGACACGGGGCAGACGGTCATACAGCAGACCATCAGAGCAACAATCCTTGTGCACCAGCGCAGGGGCATAGCGAGGTAGACCATGGCTCAAGTATTGAATGCGAGTAATACAAGCGGCGTATACATCAAGCTCGAGACCACGCCGGGCACCTTCGTTGCACCTGCCGGCGGCGACTTCGTGCCGACCGTTGGCACGCCTAAGTTCACGCCTCGTGGTCCTGGCATCATCCGTCGTGCTGATGTCATGACCCCCTACGGCGGTGAGCTCGCGGCCAAGACCGGCGGTATCGGCTGGGACATCAGCTTCACGACCGAGCTCTACTGGAACTTCGGCTCCAATGCGTTCACTGCCAATCCGACGGGCACGAACACGGTGCTCTACGCTCTGCTGCGGTCGTGCCCGTTCAAGATTGCGAGTGGCGGCACCAACGACTTCAAGTTCATCAGCCAGGCTCTTTACGACTTGTCGGCGTCTCGCTCGGTTGCCAACAACCAGTGCTCGACGTTCTCGATTGCCTACGAGGAGATTGGTGCGAAGCGTTACGAGGCCAAGGGCTGCGTGTGCATCCCGAAGTTCTCGTTTGAGGCCGGTGGCAAGATTATGGTCGAGTGGTCCATCAAGGGCCAGTGGCGGCCGGTCACTGACAGCACGCCGTTGGTTCCAACCTACACCTACCCTGCGCCGCTCATTGGCACCAACGCTAGCCTGTCGGTAATCTCACCGCTCGGCGGCTCGACCTCGGCTCTTGCCAAGGTGACCTACGACCCGGGCTTTGCGCTGTCGGATGTGCTCGATGCCAAGGAAGAATACGGCATGGGCATCGCGATGATTTCTCTGACCAGCTCGCCCTCGATTGAACTTGAGGTAGCTGACCTGTCTGAGAACTTGCAGCCTGCCTGGGGTGACGCACAGAGTAACCTTGTACAGAGCACTGCGCTTGATGTTACATTAACGATTGCCGTCGACACCTCGGTGGTGTTTACCCTTAACGAGCCGCAGCTGGTGCAGTGGCCGACGCCAGGCGAGAGCAACGGGTACCGCAACATCGGGCTCAAGTTTGCTGGCATCGTCAACGCCAACAGCGTGGCTGACATTGGTTCGATTGGTTTCTACTCGCCGGTATAGTCGGCACCAAGGGGGATGGGATGATTGAGTTCAACGAGAATGTGTGGCTTGAGGTAGAGGTCAAGGGCCAGAAGGGCCGGCTGCTGGTGCGCGAGCCTAACGCGCTCGAGGGTGCAAGGTACTACGGCGCGCTCGAGAAGGCGCGCACTCGGTTGCGTGCCGAGGATGCTGACGCTGGTGCGCTCGAGGCGTTTGTGCAGCTCAATGTGACTCTGCTCACGGCTTGTGTGTCGGCCTCTGAGGGCTTCGCCAAGGAGCTCGACAAGGAGGCCACGCCAGCGGCTCGGTCTGAGTGGCTGGTGCGCATCCCGTGGGTGGACCTCAACACGATTGCGAGTGAGGTAGCGTCGGTGGGCTACCCAAAAACTTCAGCCGTGTAGCGTGGCGTGACTTTGCCCGGCTGACGATGTCGCATGGCTTCCGATGCTGGGAGTGTCCTGACGCAACACGGCACGAGCGAGGCTGCACGATGGGTTACAGGCAGGGTCTAGGTCACGAGGAGATGGAGGCGCAGCCGACCACCTGCCTCGTGCTCACGACCGAGCCTAGCGGCTTCTGGGAGGCCAACCGCGTGGGCAAGTGGATAGAGCGCGGCAGTCCTGTGGTGACGGTTCGCGACCTGACGCACAGCCAACTTGAACTAGCCACCTTTGTGCAATACGAGCTGCAGGAAGGGGGCAGACGGTACGAGGAGCGCAAGCGCAAGTCGGCCGAGCGCATAGCACAGATGTTCGGTAAGGGCTGACCCATGGCTAAGACGGTTGCAGAGATTGATGGCGACAGCAGTGGCCTAGTCAGCGAGCTTGGCAAGGCCAAGAAGGCCATGGGCGACCTCGGTGACGGGGGCAAGAAGCTCACCGACCAGTTGCGAGAGGTAGCCGACCAAGCCGACATCGCAGCGGGCAACCTCATCAACAAGATAGGTGGTCCTGCGGCCATTACTGCTATCGGTGGCATCGGTGTCGCGTTCACCGGTGCCAAGGCGGTGGTGGGTGCGTTCCTGGACAGCAGCGAGAAGCTGTTCCGGTCCTATGGTCAGGAGGGGCAGAAGACTTGGGAGAAGCTCGAGCAGCAGATGGATGGCATCTCTGGTGCCTTTGCCAAGGCGGTGCTCGGCGGCGGCGACATGAACCAGCAGGCCGAGCGCATGAGCCAGCTGCTCGGCACGGTTGCCACTGCGGCTGACAACGCTCTGACCCCTCTGGCTAAGATTGGCGATGCGTTCTTTGACATAGCCTACTGGGAGAGCGAGGCGACCAAAGAGGGCAAGAAGTTCCAAGAGTCTATCAACAAGTCAAAGGAGGAGGCCGAGAAGGCTGAAGCGGCAGCAAAGGCCCGCATCACCGAGAAGAAGGCCATCCTGCAGGAGGCGGCCGAGGCAGCCGGCCAGGG